GTACCACGCCGTACCATGCCGTACCAAACTATCCCCAGATCAAAAATTCGATTTCGTATATTAAAAGCGACTTCAGAAACGGAGTCGTGCCATGCATAAGACGACTACATCAGTATAGCACGATGACGTTCAAAAGTCAAACTAAGTGTTTGCGTTAAGGACGCAGATAAGACAAGTAAGGAACCGATAGACGGTCTGATCAACCGTCATCCAGTGAGGTCCTTATAGAACCACTATCAGGTCTCCTTCTCTGGAAAAGGAGCCAGCAAAACAAGGAGACAAATCATGTCAAGCATCAGTAACAGCGACTATGTCACAAGCATCGAAGAGTCAGCATCCATCATCTGCTCTGAAATCGGGCCGGAGGTAGTCGATTCCGTATTCCAGCGTTACGGCGCTCATAGCGTCGAAGACATCGATCCGAAGGATCTGCCGGATGTATTCAGCGAACTTTACGCCATAGAGGCGGATCTGCACTGATCTACCAGTCTGCATAGCCCTGAGCAAGGCATTAAAAGGCTCACTGCTATAGCCGTTCACCCCGGTGCACAGAGGTGGCTCGAGCGGCCATAGCAGTCACAAGTGAATAAGAAACCAGTCTACGAGCGTGGCTGGCCGAACGAAACGAGTTGAATTCCCGTTCCGTCTGGCCTGCCACGCCTTTTTTGTGCGGCCTCCGGTTCGGGAGAAGCGAACGGAGGTATCGCACATGAAAACCAATGACAACCAGAGTAAACGCATCTACGACAAAACCACCCGCACCTGGTACGAGGTCCCGGAGGACGAGTACCGCGAGTACGACCGCTGGCGCACCGCACTCAGGAAGAGGATGCAGTACAGAGGCGAATGCTTCTGCCCGCGCAGCAAATGGTGGCTGTGCGACGGCAACTGCCTCGACTGCAAATTCCACAACAACACGACCATCTCCCTTGACGATCCGCTGTCTGACGGCGAAGGGACTCTCGGCGACTATGTGCCGGACGACGCTCCGCTGATCGAGGAGGTTCTTGCCGATGAGATGATGCTCAGCCAGCTGCTTCACCGTCTGGATGAGCTCATGCCGGAGGCACGCCGCATCGGCGAGCTCCGCGAGGAAGGACTCTCCGACGAGGCCATCGCCAAGGAAATCGGCATCAAGCGGACGACATTCCTGTCCCGACTGAAGAAAGCCAAGCAGAAGCTCTGTGAGGAGTTCCCTGACGAGATGCATGAGCAGTTCCCTGACTGGTTCTAAACGCACGGCTCCGGCTGCCAGAAATGGCGGTCGGATTTTTTTCAGAATTTCTTTTCCCATCCTTCGTCAAAACACGTGCCTCGCCTCCAGTGGGAAGTGTAAGGAGCACAAGAAAGCTGCTCCGGATTGGAGGAAACGTGATGAACAAGACACGCAACAGAAGTCCCGCGGACGCAGAGACCATCGCCGTTCTTATCGCGATAAGCCATGTATCCGCAAGACTGGCAAGAAACCTCAGTCTTCTTGCCGCAGACAGACAACCATTGGAAGGAGGTAAAGAGAATGTCAAAAATGGCAGAAATGGATCAGACCATCAAGGAGCTCCGCGATGCCGCCGCTGCTATTAACGCAGCTGCCGACTGGCTCTACCAGCAGTTCTCTGGCACCACAGAGGAACCCGCTCCCAAGCCGGAAGCTCCGCAGGCTGAGCCTGAGAAGAAGGAGCTGAAGCTGGAGGATGTGCGAGCGGTTCTCGCCGAAAGGTCGCGTGCCGGTTACACGGCGCAGATCCGCGAGCTGCTCCACAAGTACGGTGCGAGCAAGCTGTCGGCTGTTGATCCGAAGGACTACGAGGCCCTGCTTTTCGATGTGGAGGGACTCAATGAATTCTGAAAAACAGCACGCAGTCCTCTCCGCATCGAGCTCCGACAGGTGGATTCACTGCCCGCCGTCCGTGAGACTCAGCGAGGGATTCAAGGATGAAGGCAGCAGCTACGCCGCCGAAGGAACCTGCGCCCACGCGCTCGCCGAATTCAAGCTCCGCAAGGCGCTCGGCTACCCGGCGGAGGACCCGACCGAGAACCTCGACTACTACAACGAGGAGATGGAGGAAACCACAGACGGCTATGTCGCTTATGTGCTCGAGCAGGTCGAGGACGCGAAGCAGACATGCAGCGACCCGGTTGTTCTCATCGAGCAGCGCGTGGACTTCTCCCGCTGGGTGAAACAGGGCTTCGGCACTGCAGACGCACTCATAATCGCGGACGGAACGCTCCGGATCATCGACCTGAAGTACGGCTTGGGCGTGGAAGTCTCGGCGGAGCGGAATCCGCAGATGGCCTGCTACAGCCTCGGAGCCCTGGAGCTGTTCGACGACATCTACGACATCGACACGGTCAGCATGACCATCTACCAGCCGAGGCGGCAGAACATCAGCCAGTGGCAGACGCCGAAAACCGACCTGCTCCACTGGGCCGACGAAACCCTGAAGCCTGCTGCAGAGCAGGCGTGGGACGGCAAGGGAGAATTCTCCTGCGGCCAGTGGTGCCGGTTCTGCAAGGCCAAGACCATCTGCCGGAAACGGGCCGAGGAGAACCTGAAGCTCGCACAGCACGACTTCAAGCTCCCGCCGGAGCTCTCCGACGCGGAGATCGAGGTCATTCTCAGCAAGGTAGACGAGCTGGTCTCGTGGGCGTCGGACATCAAGGAGTACGCGCTCCAGCAGGCGCTCTCCGGCAAGGAGTGGCACGGCTTCAAACTCGTCGAAGGCCGCTCCATCCGCAAATACACCGACGAAACCGCCGTCGCCAAGACGGTCGAAGACGCCGGATTCGATCCATTCGAGAGAAAGCTGCTCGGCATCACCGCCATGCAGAAGCTCCTCGGAAAGAACCGATTCAATGAACTCCTGTCAGGCCTCGTTGAGAAGCCGCAGGGCAAACCAACACTCGTCCCGGACTCGGATAAGCGTCCGGCGATGAATACAGCAAAAAACGATTTTATGGAGGTCAAAAACTATGAGTAAGACAACTATGCACAATCCGATGAAGGTTATCACTGGTCCGAACACCCGCTGGTCCTACGCCAACGTGTGGGAGCCGAAGTCCATCAACGGCGGCACTCCCAAATACAGCGTGAGCCTCATCATCCCGAAGTCCGACACCGTGACGGTCGCCAAGATCAAGGCAGCCATCGACGCCGCCTACAAGGAGGGCGAAGCCAAGCTCAAGGGCAACAGCCGCAACGTGCCTGCACTCTCCGCAATCAAGACGCCGCTTCGTGACGGCGACGCGGAGCGCCCGGACGACGAAGCCTACCGGAACGCCTACTTCGTGAATGCGAACGCCACGACCGCTCCGGGCATCGTGGATGCGGATCTGAATCCGATCATGAGCCGCAGCGAGGTGTACTCAGGCGTATACGGCAGAGCCAGCATCACCTTCTACGCATTCAACAGCTCCGGCAACCGCGGCATCGCCTGCGGGCTCAACAACCTGCAGAAGATCCGTGACGGCGAGCCGCTCGGCAGCAAGGCCAGCGCTGAATCCGACTTCGCTGACTTCGCAACCGACGACGACAGCGATTTTCTGAACTAAGGAGGCGGCACCATGAAGGACATTATGGAGATCATCCTCTACATCATCATGGCAGTCGGCGGCATCGCCGGAATCATTCTCCTGCTCTCCACGACGGTTCTCGCGATCCGCTCCGGCAAGGAGGAGCAGGCGCGTGAGGCTCGGCAGGAGGAGCGCGACAAGGAGTACCACGAGCGCCGCATGAAGGAGCTCGAAGCGCACCGCGACTGACCGGCAAAACCATCCAGCTATTGGCGGGCGGCAGGGACTTATCTCTCTGCCGCCTTATTCGTGAATTGAGGTGAAAAATGTGAAAACCATCAGCATAGATATTGAGACGTACAGCGATGTCGATCTGGGCAAATGCGGAGTTTATCGTTATTCGGAATCCCCGGATTTCGAGATTCTCCTGTTTGGCTACAGCGTGGACGGCGGACCCGTGCAGGTCATCGACCTCGCATCCGGCGAATCCATCCCGGAGGAGATTCTCGACGCGCTGACCGACGACACGGTCGTCAAGTGGGCCTTTAACGCTAACTTCGAGCGCGTTTGCCTGTCACGCTACCTGCGCGACCTGGGACGCAGCCTTGACCCGTTCCATGACAACCATCCGCTGACATTGGAGCCTGCGCGGTTCCTGAACCCGGAGGGCTGGCGCTGCTCGATGGTCTGGGCGGCGACAATGGGACTCCCGCTCAGCCTGAAGGGCGTCGGCGCAGTCCTCAAACTCGAGGACCAGAAGATGGACGAAGGCAAGGCGCTCATCCGCTACTTCTCCGTCCCCTGCGCACCCACCAAGGCGAACGGCGGCAGAACACGCAACCTGCCCTCCGACGACCCCGGCAAATGGGAAACCTTCAAGAAGTACAACCAGCGCGACGTCGAGGTCGAGATGTCGATCCAGCGGAAGCTCAGGAACTTCCCGGTGCCGGACTTCGTGTGGGACGAGTACCACATCGACCAGGAGATCAATGACCGCGGCGTGCGCATCGACATGGATTTTGTGGAGAAGGCCATAGACATGGATACACGCTCCCGCGGCGAGCTCACCGAGAAGATGCAGCGGCTTACCAATCTCGACAATCCGAACAGCGTGCAGCAGATGAAGCAGTGGCTCTCCGACAACGGCATGGAGGTCGACAGCCTCGGCAAGAAGGCCGTCGCAGCGCTCCTCAAAACCGCGCCGCCGGAACTCGCCGAGGTGCTGGAGCTTCGTCAGCAGCTGGCGAAATCATCTGTGAAGAAGTATCAGACGATGCAGCGTGCCGTGTGCGATGACAGCCGGGCTCGCGGCATGTTCATGTTCTACGGAGCCAACCGCACCGGGCGCTGGGCCGGACGCCTCATCCAGCTGCAGAACCTGCCGCAGAACCACCTGCCGGACCTGGATGCTGCGCGGGCTCTGGTGAAGTCCGGCGACTACGACGCAGTGAAGCTCCTCTACGAGGATGTGCCGGACACGCTCAGTCAGCTGATCCGCACGGCTTTCATTCCGCGTGACGGCTGCCGGTTCTATGTGGCGGACTTCTCCGCCATCGAAGCACGCGTCATCGCATGGTACGCAGGCGAACAGTGGAAATCCGACGCGTTCGCAAACGGCGAGGACATCTACTGCAGCACCGCAAGCCGCATGTTCCACAAGCCAGTCGTCAAGCACGGCATCAACGGCGAGCTACGCGCCAAGGGCAAGATCGCGGAACTGGCATGCGGCTACGGCGGCTCGACCGGAGCGCTGAAAGCGATGGGCGCACTGGAGATGGGACTTTCCGAGGATGAGCTTCCTGACATCGTCTCCTCGTGGCGGGATGCAAACCAGCAGATCGTGAAATTCTGGTGGGACGTCGACAAGGCCGTCATGGCGGCTGTGAAGAACCACAAGACCACCCGGCTCGGGAAGCTCATGTTCTTCTGGCAGGCGGGCATGCTGTTCATCACCCTACCATCCGGTCGGAACCTCGCATATGTGAAGCCGAAGGTCGGCATGAACCGTTTCGGCGGCGAGTGCATCACCTACGAGGGCGTGGGCGGCACGAAGAAATGGGAGCGCCTCGAATCATACGGCCCGAAGTTCGTGGAGAACATCGTGCAGGCC